AGAAAGAAAAAAATGCCTATGTGCTTTCTAGTCGTTTTATGCGTAGTGATTCCGACTTTGATCCAGTTACATTAATAAACTTTAATGGTATATTCCAACAAGTAGAAACGGAAAAAAAGCATAACACTGGTAAAAAAGCTACTGATCTACCAGACACCGAAAGCAGATCATTATGTTACCAAATCATAACCATACCAACAAATTACAACGATATATCAAATGAAATTATAGAAAGAACAGCCACCAGTAAAGGCTATGCAAAAAATTTAATAAAATTATGGATCACTAAGGGATGGATCATAAAAAATAAAGACAATAAATATGAAACTAGATAAGATTGTAATATTTATAGGTAAAGCTGCTATTTTTATGTATATGGCATTTATTTTAGTTCCACTGGCTATAATTTATTCACTAGCTATAATGTGCTGGGTTTTTTTAAAATGGATCTGGGATATATCAATAATTAAATAGAAAATGATTAAAAATATTTTAGCAATAATAGGATCTTGGCATATTATAAAATATATCTATTATAAAATATTAGAAAAAACTAATGGTTAGTATTGTCAGTAAAAAAAAGCAGCCTAGAATTTAACAAAACTAGACTGCTTACTGACAAATAAACCCCGAAAGGTAATTTTTTTCAATGCAAATATAACTTAAAATGACAAACAAACAAAAAATTTACATTATTATCCAGCAACGTAAAGTAGTAAGTTTACAAGATCTTTACGACATTACTAAAATGGATCGTATGCAAATGCTTACAGCAGTATCTCATTTAGTAATTAAACGCAAAATAAAGGCACTTACTCAAGATGCTGTTAGATACTTTGCTATAATCAATAAACCCCTTTAAAATGGCTAAAAAGCTATATAATGCTATTATTTTTATGACTGGTACTTTACCCCCCAGAAAGTACCGTAATATTAGTAATATTAACAGTTTTATCAATTTTTGCAAAAGTATTGATTGTCAATATATTAACTTATATAATAAGGATAATAGGTTATTTGTAGAAAGAATCTACATAAAAAAAGGGACATAGAAATGTCCCTCGTTACCTTTATACATCAATAAAACCCAATCAAACTAAGATAAAAATAGTGTTTTTTCAGCGTTTCTACGTGCTACCAGTCCTTTATTAACTACTCCCCCACTTTGATTCCAGCGATCAAATTGTGCTGCTACTGTATTAATGTCTGCACCACTATTTAATAATTCTAGTAATGTGCTGCTTTCAAATGCACCCCTACCAATATTGTAACTAAAACTAGATAATGCTAATAATTGATTATCTGTTATTGGCACTGTTACCTTACTTTGTACAAAGTTATAATCTTGTTGTGCCTCTTGTAATAACCAATTTTTAGCAGTTGCTTTATCAATTACATCTGTTTTTGCCACTGGTCTTTTTTGATCCCAATTATATTGTGATCCATAACCAACACTGTAACCAGTACGATCCCAATAAGGTACAGCATAAAACCCCTCAAAACTACTTATAACATTAAATAAACTATCACTAATATTAGCAAAAGCAGTAGTATTTAATGCAGTAGCTATTTTTTTACGTAGCATAAGCAAAATAATTGTAGTTACTGCTATACCAGTAACTAATTTTTGTTTTCGATTCATTCTTTTTTACTAGCATCTTGAGCTGATGCACCTAATAAAAAGGTGCTGATTGTTGCAACAGTTTGTCCTATACCTTGTATTTTACCAGTCCCATTTGTAGCAAAGTAACCGCCAATAGCGGCTAATAAGCCAAAAATAGTCGTTTTTACATTTTTCATTGTTCATTATTTTTTTTCTGTTTATAAATATTCACAATAGTATAAATACTGGCTGCACCAGATAATAAACCTAAAAATAATTGCATATAAGCATTAATTTGGTTTATACTTAACACATAAGCTGTTAAGCTAGTAATAGATCCAGTTATTGTATTATTGTGGTTGCTCATCTTTTTCTAATACTTTTTTTGCAATGGTGTTAAAGGCTTCTGCTACCTGTACTGCGGTGTCAATGTTTGCCATAACACCCTTTTTAATCGATTCATCGATTAAGGCTTTAATAATTTCTAAGGCTTTTTGGTTTTCCATATTATTTTGTTTTGATTAAACTAAGGTTAAATTTAATTGAGTTGCTCCCCATTGGTAAGCATAACTATTTGAATCCGGACTTGTTGAATATGTTGTATAGTCTGCTCCTGTCATACTTAACACCCCGTCAGTTACTTGAAAATTTGGATTAACAAATAATTGATAATAGAATGTAGCGGTATCCACTAAATTGTCATTGGTCGTTGTCATATTAATAAGGGTAGCTAATACCATTACTCCATTATACCATATTGAAACCGGTTGTATTTCTTTCATACTAATTTATATTATTTCTTACTAATTTTTCGTTTAATTCTTGAATTGCTTTTGTTAAAATAGCTATCATATTATTATATTCAACGCCTGCTAACGAACCATCTTGATTATAAAATACTAAATCTATATTAACTTTTTCTACTTCATCAGCTATAAAACCATAATTGATGTTTTCATATATCTCATCAATATATATACTACTTTCAATATCCTTTTTACGATAATTAAATTGTACAGGATTTAATTTATTAATAAAATCAATATTTGATATAGACTTTATATTTGCTTTTGATTCTCTTGTTGATACTAAATAACCAAAAGAACCATCTAGTTCTAGAATTGCTGACCTTCCAGTAGTACCATAATTATATGGCGCAACGGCACCAGTACCAACATTAATATAATTATCACTTCTTACATAAAATAAATTAGTAGGATTTGAATTTCTTAATATTAAAGCATAACTACTGCTATTTGATGTTGTACTTTTTATTAATAATTGATATGCTGAATTTACACTATCTCCAATTGCTACTTGCCCAGCTGATGACATAGAAAAATTTTGAGTACCACTATATGCAAAATATAAAGCATTATCACCCCCTTGAACAAATTGCCAATTTAATAAGTTTAAACCTCCACCAAAAGAATAACTTGATTGATTTATTGTTACACTACTTGAGAATGTAGCAGCACCACTAACCAATAATGTAGAAGTAAATCTTCCTGTACCTGTTACATCTAAATCATAACTAGGTGTACCTGTTTTTATACCTACTCTATTATTAGTTCCTGTAATATAAATAGCAGGACTTCCGTTTACTCCACTTGTTGTTGCAGTATAAAAAGCTAAGTCAGTTCCATAGTTTGCGCCATATCCTTTTGCAGTAAATTGTATTAATGTACCGCTTCCCATTGTTATTAGTAATTGCCTTTTATTTCCTTCTAAATTATCCGACCTAAAACTAATATTATCACTTGCAACGTCTAAACCTGTGGTTCCTGTACTTAAAGTATTCAAATATAATGTAGTACCATTTAATCCACCTGTAAGCGTTCCTCCTGTTAATGGCAAATAAGAACTTAAATTACTTGTTAGGGCCAAAGTTCCGGTTGTTGCAGGAAATGTGTAATTGTATCCGGCTAATGTTTGAAAAATAAAGTTTGCACCACCGGTTCCATTTGCTAAAGCAAAATTGACACCATTAGTAGAACCATAAATATTTGTATATAAAGCAGTAGCGCCACCACTTGCATATCCTAAATATAAACCATTTTGTACATTTTGTATTCCGGTAGTCGTAACATTTGCACTTAAAGTAATTGCATTTGTAGAACTATTTATTGAAAATGGTGTATTTGTTAATCCATTATTAAATATATCAAAGCTATTTGCTGCACTATTATAATTATTACCTACTCTCCATTTGCTTACCCCTGCATTTTGAAATTGGATGTAACTATTATTTGAACCTGTACCATTGACTTGTATTTGCGTACCTGTTCCGTGTACGTCTAAAGGCGCCCCTGGGCTTGCATTATTAATTCCTAATCTATTGTTAGTGCTATCCCAAAAAAATGTTGAATTACTTTGCGACATCAAACCACCGGTTCCTGCATAAACTACTGAACCTGCGGTAATTCCTGTATTTGTTATTGAATTACTAGACAATCCACCTGCGGTTATTACAATGCCTGTAGCGGTTGTATTACCATTCAAACAAACAGAACTTAATGTTCCGCCACCTACCCCTGCATCGGCCACTAACGTCCACGCGGTTCCTGTGTCCTCAAAAATTTGTCCTGAATCGGTGGATATAAATAACCTACCTGCAAAACCATAAGTAGGTCTATTTGCCAACGTATCGGTGTACATTGCAGGTGTTCCTTTTTGGTTTAATATATCGTAAAATACTCTTACACTCATAATTAACTAGCTGAAATTGTTACCCAAATTGTTCCATTGTCATAAAATATCTGCGCAGTATTAATACTAATGAATATTCTTCCAACAAAACCTGGACTTGGCCTATTTGCGAATGTATCGCTATAAAAGGCCGGACACCCATTTTGGTTTAAAATATCCATTGTTACTCGTATGCTCATATCTAAACATTCAAATATCTTTTACGAACCACAACTACGTTGTTGCCTGTGGATGAGCTACCAAAGTTTACAAAGAATCTTTGACTTGTTACCTCTCCTGTATTACCTGCAATTTCAAATTGTTGGTTTGGTTGCAAAGTAATATTTTCAATTTTGGCAACACTTGTACCATAATTAATGAATGTCAATCCGTTGTAAGGATAACCTCCAACGTATTGGCTTACATCACAGGTGTAAAAATCAACCTCATACTTAATTGCACTTATATTAATGTCTGTCATTTTATATAGTATTTGGAACGTTACCTAATTTTTTATGTCCTGAAAGTGAAAAATGTGCGCGGTAAGAATTATCTGCTATTAATTGGTTATTAGCGTCTAATACTTGAACCACAGGTACACCTGTGTCGTTTGATGGGGCCGCCGGATTAGGTGCGGTTGGATAATTTAATAATGCAGTTGCTGAACCTTTTTTTCTATAATATAAATATAGACCAAGGCCCACTATTCCTAATAGTATTAATAATCCATTTTTAGAATTTGTTGCTTTTTCCATATTTTTATTTATATATTATTCATATTGTCCTTTGTCTAAATCACCTATTTCAATACTTCCTTTCAATGTTGGTGTAGTATTATACCAAATAAAATCGGTAAGAAAATTTTGCCCACTACCATAACCTCCACCACCGCCACCAAAGTCGCCACCACTTGCACTACCTCCACCCCCACCTTTGGTGGATTGTTGCGGATTAAATAATAAACTATCAAACATACTTAATGTCATTGGCGCTTTTTCCGTATCGGTTGGCATATCTTCCGCCGGGCCATATTGTCCTACATCAATGGGGCCTACCTCAATACTTCCTTTCAATTCCGGAACAGGAACAAAAGGAGGAGTGTAAATGTCAATAGGGGGATAATATACAGGTTGACTAGGTGTACTTACAAAATAATCACCACCGCCACCACCTCCATATTCTCCTTTATCTAATTGTCCTACCTCTATACTTCCTTTTAATTCCGGAGCAGGTGCTTCATACACAGGATATTCAAATATAGGTTCCGGTCTTGTATAAATAGGGGTTTCAAAAATTGGCTCACTAGGATATTCCATTTTAGGAAATAATCTAATAATGTCCGATACAGGATTGGATAATACAGGAAGGGTAGCAATTGGACTAGGTTGTGTCGGTTCAATATAAATAGGTTCGCTTGGTGCATAAATGGGTTGCACAGGGGCCACATAAACAGGACTAGGTGCAATCGGTGGCAATGAGCCACCCCCACCTGTCGTTGGGGGAACGACAGGTGCCATTGTTTTTTTCTTTTTAAAGAATAAATACAAACCTATTCCTGCAATTGCCATTATTAATAAGTTTTTTTGTTCTTGGTTTTCCATTTTTATGTCGTTTGAACATCATTTTTAAAAACAAAGCCAGGTATTCCGCTCATAAAATTTTCACCTATTACAACGGAATACATTTCAGTTCCTTTGGTTCCTGTCATTGTCATTCCAATTCCATCAGTATCGTATGTATATATAACATCCATATTATTATCAAATACTTGTGTGCCATCTTTTGAAAATATTTGAGTTGTTCCGCTTGGCACATTACTTTGATAATCTAATACTTTGACGCTTCCTGTTAAATTTGTTGATTTTTTAAAGGATGAAAAAAGTACGTAAGCTATTGCAAGACCTCCTAATACTTTAATATATTCGAATTTATTAGATTTTACTCTTTTTCTAGTTGTCTTTTTTTTCTTTGATGCTCTTTTCATATTAAAATCTAAATTTTATTCCTTTGCGGGAATAGTTATCATTAATTTTGTTAATTTCCGTTCTGTTTAAATTACCTATAATAAATTGAACTAAATCTTGCATTCCACCGGTAGGCACTCCAAAAAAATACTCTTGCCTTTGTCCGAATGTATCGTACAAAATTGAAAAATCTGCATCATTTTGTACCCTAGCTATTTGCATTCCTGCATCGCTTTTATTATCACTTATTCCGGAATGGTATAAATCATTATATATATTATTAGCAATTATTTGCCACTCACCCCTGCTCTTTGTAGGTGTTTGAGTTATAATAGATTGGTTCAAATAATCTTGAATATTTTGTGTTTGCGTTAAATCTTGTTTTAATTGGGCATCGCTTTGCATAAAGCCTAATTTAATTAAGATAGGTTTTAATATAAAATAATATCCTGCGCCAATTCCTATTGCGTAAGTTATTATTTTTGTATTTGGATTATTTTCGGCCATTTTATTAAAGGTTAAAAAAGTTATAACATTGCTAATAAAGAAGATAATTTAATACTATTCATTTCATTCAATTTTCTAAGGTGTTCTATTGTTACACCTTTATTCATTAAATTATTCAATATTAATATCGGTTCTTCCTGTGGATCATTAATACCGGCGATTCCACCTGGTACCCCTGTATTACCATCATTAATGCCTAAAAATTTACTAACCCCTGCAATCATTAAACCTTGTATTTGCGGATTTTTGAATAGTTCGCTAAATGTATCTTTTTCAATAGGTTCGTTATCATCAAATTCGTTTTCACTTAATTTTGACAATATCAAATTTTGGTTTTCAATCATTGCTTTAAGTAAATGAGAGGTATCATTATCTCTTATTCCTGCAATATGATTAGGATTATAAATAGCACGTTCTAATTCCGCAGGTCTAAATTGAATTGAGCAATAATGTGGTGTAACATTGGTTATGTAACCTGCTTTGTCTTTTGTAGGGTGTAACTTTAATGTCAATAAACTTCCTACCCCATTTTGTTCAAAAGCGGATATGTTTTTTTCTAATATTTGTCGTCCTGCATCTTGGTCGTCATCATTCCAAGAAAAATTCAGTTGTTTAGGCCCCGACCAAACAGAATAATATGGAGTGGACGCATTATCATCGTACCACTCCATTATTCC